GATAACGAGGATAATTAGTACGGAGAATAGTGCATGCAGAAGATTCTGACAGAGTGGCGGCGATATCTCAACGAGATCAATGCCAAGAAGTTGAAGCAGATGCACCCTGAGCAAGAGGATGTAATCGATAAAGCCGACAGAACACTAAAAAACTTCAAGCTCAGTAATAAGTATCTTGAATATTTGGTGCGGAAAACGATCGAACGATATGCTGATGCTACCGACGACGAACAAAGATTACAAGGCTGGAATATGCAAACGAGGGGCGAGTTTATTCGTGGGGTTGTTATGTTGCTGAAGAGGTATGACGATCTGTTACGGTCTGGGAAGATGAAGGCTGCGATGGATAGTGGGAAAGCTGGTATTAAGCCCGTTGATGGTTTAAATCCGCTAGATATTACCTCACTTATGAGGTTTCGTGGAATACAACTTCTCAAGCTTATTGTTCAAGAAGTTGAGGGCTGGCAGTCTGCCGCAGAAAAGAAACGGCTAGCAAAAGAGGGCGCCGAGAAAATCTATGAAGATGATCGGTATCTTGTGGTCCATGTGAAGAACAAAGAGGCGTCCTGTCTTTACGGGAAAGGAACACGGTGGTGCATTTCTGGAGAGAGAGACAATGTGTTCGATCAATACAAAGCAGAGGGAGAAACATTTTTATTTTTGATTGATAAAACAACAGACGCTCACGACAGATATGGTCGTATCGCATTTGTATTTGATGAAGATTCTTGGGAAAGACAATCCGTCGAAGATGTTAAAATGTTTGATTCTCGTGACGAACCGATGAAAAAATGGGAACTCCACAACCTTCAGCTTGGTGCGGGATTGGTTGATACAATTTTTTTGACTGGTTTTCGCAAGTCACGCGAAAACGATCCTACTATGAGAGAGGGTCGTAAAAATCCAGAACCGCTCCAAGAATCCCTCAACCCCAACAAAGAGGTAGCGGCACGATGAAACAAATCCTGACAGAGTGGCGGCGGTATCTTGACGAGATCAATGCCAAGAAATTGAAGCAGATGCACCCTGACCAGGAAGAGGTGATTGACAAGGCCGATAGAACATTAACGAAATTTTCATTGAGTAATAAATATTTGGAATATTTGGTGCGTAAGACTATTGAGTGGCGTATTGAAGGCAACGACCACATGAACCGTACATTCTCAGAATTTGTTGTCGAAATGACTAGGGAGATACGCCGATACGATCAGCTATTGCAGTCTGGTATCATTCGCAGCGCGATGAAAGCGGGGAAATTACAGGCCAGCCCTCAACAAATACAACTCCCAGATTCATTAAACCCAATGGATATTACGTCTTTCATGAAACATCGAATAAGCGTGTTGTTGAAAGTCATAAATTTGTCAGAAGAGTGGATGTCGGAGAGCAACAAAAAATACTTAGAAAAAGAGGGAACAGAAAAGATTTATGAAGATGATCGGTATCTTGTAATTCACGTTAAGAACAAAGAGGCGTCTTGTAAATACGGTAAAGGAACCAAGTGGTGCATTTCTGGGGGAGTTGATAATAAATTTGATGAATATGCCGAATTCGGGAATCAATTTATATTTGTAATCAATAAAAAGCCAGAGGAAGATTTCGGCAAGGGTAAGCGTTATAGTTCGGCCTACGCTAAGCAATATTATAAATTTGCGTTTGTTCTTAGCGACCAAGATCCAAGCGAAATAGGTAATATTTACGACGCAATGGATCAGCAAGTCACTCCAGAAGAGGTACGTGACCATTTTTTGCCAGAATATATCATGGATAAAGTTTTGGATTATATTCATAGTCTTGGACAATTAGATTCAGACGACTTTCTCACAGAATCGCTTGATCCAAACAAGGAAATTAAAGTCGGCAAGGTGATATTTGATTCCGAGAAAGGTCTCGGTCAGGTACCGTGGAACCAAAACGTAAACTATATAGGGTTCGTTATATGGATGAAGCCTATAGACTTCCTCAGACTGAACCCCGAACGCCCTGCGAATTCTGAGAGCGTGAAGAAGTTGCGAGACCACATTCTGAGCCAAGAAGAAATCCGCCTAGGCCCCCCATTTATTCAAGCGTCGTGGGACGGAGAAGAGGATGGTTCTGATGGTGATTGGATTGTAACAGGCCACGAGGGACGCGGTCGGATGATTGCTTTACTCGACATTCAACCAGATGTAGAAGTTCCAGTTCATGTGTTTCCAAGGGACAAAAGGCTTGGCGAGATGAGAGCGAGACATGTAGAAAAGCCGATGTTGTTTAAAATATTCAGGCCCGATAGTCGCGCAGAGAATGGCAGAGGTTTTTTGCCAAAAAGGGCCATTTTACATGGTGAAGAGGTAACGAAATAATGTCTGGATTGTCCCCGAAACTTCCGTTAACACATGACCATGAAGATGGTTTTTACACTCTGAACAAGACTCACCCCGAGCTTGTGAAACAGAACCTCAAGATGGTCCTGTTAACCAACCCAGGCGAGAGGATGTGGGATGTTGACTTTGGTGTCGGACTGCCAGGGTTTTTGTTTGAGCCAAACATTGAATCGACATGGGGCACGATCGATGCTCGTCTGCACAACCAGGTTGCGATATATCTACCGTACCTGGAACTTGAGGATGTGTCATTTTTGAAGAGCGAAGATGGTCACTTTTTGACTATTAGAATTCGCTATCGGATCAAGCCTTTAGAGTTGTTTGATGAGCTTGAGGTTTCAAGTGCGTTACCTAATTAACGTGACGGGAAAACGAGTATATGCCTGTAACAAATAGCCTCATACGATACACGTCTCGCGATCGAGATTCAATCCGCCGAGACCTAGAAGAACACGCAAAGCGATATTATCCTGAGACATATAAAGATTTTTCTGAGGCTGGGTTTGGTTCTCTGATGCTGGATACCGTCTCATATATCGGGGACATCTTATCATTTTATCTTGACTATCAAGCGAATGAGGGATACCTGAAGACCGCGGTTGAGTTCCCAAACATTTTGAAGATCGGGAAACAGGAAGGGTGGAAGTATCAGGCCAACCCGTCATCCTACGGCATTGCATCAATGTATGTTATCGTACCTGCGCTGTCAACGGGCACAGGACCCGATACGGATTACATCCCGATCCTGAAGCGGGGAAGTGGTTTCCGCTCGTTGTCAGGCGCAGCCTTTATGCTGAACCAGGATGTTGATTTCGCGGACTCCAACAATCAGGTCGTCGTCGCATCTGTAGACGATTCGACTGGTCTTCCGTTGTCGTTTGCGATTCGCGCATTTGGTCAGGTTGTGTCTGGGAAGCTCGTACAGGAACTCCACACAATAGGAGCATACGAGGCGTTCAAGCGGATCACGATGGGCTCGACTAACATTGCTGAAATCGTGTCGGTGATTGATCAAGAGGGGCATGACTACTACGGTGTTGATTTCCTGTCTCAAAATGTTGTCTACCGCGCTATTGCGAACCAGGATCAGGATGAGAAAGAACTGGCCTTATCACTGCTGCGGCCATTCGCGGCACCACGGCGCTTCATCGTCGACAGAGAAAGAGTAAAAACATATCTACAGTTCGGCGCTGGCACAGAGACAGATTTGACGCAGGATAATGAGATAGTAGATCCAGCAAGCGTCATCCTCCAGGTACACGGGAAGAATTACATTACTGATACTGGTTTCGATCCAGCCAAGCTGATTGCCAGTGATAAGTTTGGTATCGCTCCGTCTAATACTATCTTGCGTGTGGTCGCACGTGTGAACACTGCATCGGACGTGAACATCGCATCTGGAACGCTTACTCAGGTTGTCTCTCCTCGATTCGAGTTCTCCGATCCGCTGAATCTGAACATGACCACAATGCTATCCGTTCGCAATTCGTTAGAGGTTGACAACGATGATCCGATCGTCGGCGACGTATCGTTGCCGTCGAAGGAAGAACTTAAATTACGGATTTCCAGTAATCATGCGGCCCAGAACAGGGCGGTTACCGACATAGACCACGAAGCGATCATCTATCGGATGCCGTCGCAGTTTGGTTCTGTGAAGAGAGTGAAGGTTGTCCGCGATAACGACTCATTTAGGCGCAATTTGAATGTTTATTTGATCTCCGAGAACGCAGACGGAACACTGACCGAAGCGAACGATAGTTTGAAAAATAACGTCAAAATGTGGCTGTCTGGGTACAAGATGTTGTCGGATACGATTGATCTTCTGGACGCGCGGATTGTGAACCTTGGGATCACTTTCACTGCGATTGCCAACAGCACATCGAAGTTTACAGCGCTGACCGCAGCCCGTGAAGCGCTACAAGAAAGATATGCAAGGATTCACGATATCAGTGAGGCGTTCAGCATCACAGAAATATACAATATTTTGAATGATCTTGACGAGATTGTTGATGTGACAGACGTGGAGATTACCGTGAAGAATGGTGGTCTGTATTCCGATACTCGTTTCAATGTCACAGATCAGTTGAGCGCAGATGGTCGGTATGTGGCTTGTCCGAAGAATGTTGTGTTCGAAATTCGTTATCCTACAATAGATATACAGGGTGTAATTGTGTAAAATGAGTGGTGGGATATATAGGATTGTGAATTTAGTAAACGGTAAGTGTTACGTTGGGCAGTCGATAAACATGAGAAAGCGTTGGATTCGTCATCGTTGTACATTATTGAATAACGATCATGATAATAGACATTTGCAAGGTGCGTGGGATAAATATGGTAGGGAAAATTTTGTGTTTGAGGTCTTGGAAAAGATTGATGATTTAAATATTTTAACGGAGCGCGAACAGTATTGGATGGACAGGTTTGAGGTAATGAGTGCCGACAAGGGATATAATATGTGCCCATCAGCAGGCTCGATGCTGGGACACAGACATTCCAAAAATACAATAGAAAAAATGAAACAAAATTCTTATTGGAAAGGCAAAAAACTTCCGAAATATATTAGGGAAAAAATAAGTCAATCCAGGGTGACTCGGGGCGTGTCTGCGGGGAAGAACAATCCTCAATATGGGAAAAAAATGTCTGATGTGGTAAAACAGAAAATAAGTGAAGCCAACAAGGGTAGAAAACATTCCAAAGAAACGAGAGAAAAGATGAGTAAAACTCACAAATTATTGGTTGGCGAAAAAAGTCACATGTATGGGAAAAAGTTGTCTGAAGAAACAAAAAAGAAGATGAGTATTGTTCATAGTGGAGAAAGGTGCCACAAAGCAAAACTTGTTTGGGAACAAGTCAGAAATATAAGAAAACAATATTCTACAGGAAAATATTCTCAGAATGATTTGGCGCAAGAATATAATATTAGTAGAAGTGCTATAGCCAGTATAGTACAAAATCGTAGCTGGATAGAGGAAAAACAATGAGCATTAAAAGATATGTAGCTATTCAAGATACTGAAATCACAAATGCTTTTAAATCGAATTTAACGGAAAGGGGTGATGATTCAAACATGGGTCTTGCGGACAGCCTTTCCGTTTTTACTATCTATAACCAATCGCAAAACATTGTGGAGAACACAAACTTTACAAAAAGCGTTGTCCCTCTCCGCGAAGAGTCTCGAATCCTTTTGGAATTCGATGCAGAAACAATTGATGGAGATTGGGATGAATATGATGATATCGACGATGTACAATTCATGTTGCGATTGTTCAATGCCGAGCATCCGTTCACGCTACCCCGTGGATTCTACCTAGAGGTATATACCCTGGATACGGCGTTCGACGAGGGCGTCGGAATCGATGCCGATGAATATTCGGATGAAGGCGCTGCAAGCTGGAACGCGGCGTCGAATACTCCAGAGACATATGCAAGCGGGAGCTATACCGTAGTAACGAATCCGGATGGAAGTTTCGAGATCCACGTTGGTGGATATTATGTAGACGTTACGCCCCATGCATCAGATGTGAATCAGACGGCAGCGAATATTCTAACCGCCATCAATACAGACGCAGATATTTCGAATGTTGTTCTGGCAACGCGCTCGAATGCGGTTGTGACGATTACTGCCCGCGCCTCGAACGGGAACGTTGTTCCATATACTGCCTTCCTAGATGTAGGCGATGCAGGACAGATTGACACCGCTGGGACGACTATGTCTGGTGGTGTTGACACAACCGATTGGGATACTCCTGGTGGAGACTTGGGGGACTTCCTTGGTCGTGTGTATTTCGACGACGGAGACGAAGACTTAGAACTAGATATCTCGTCAGAAGTCCAAACATGGATTAGCGGCGGGGAGGCGGGCGACCCGAGCAACCACCTTGGGCTGATTATCTTAATGGGGTCAGATGAAGCCGACGCCACCCGCTCATATTACACAAAGAAGTTTTTTGCACGAGGGAGCGAATACTTTTTTAAACGTCCTATTATTGAAGCACGTTGGGATGATTCGATTAGAGATGATCGCGGGCGTTTCTATGCGGAATCAAATTTGTTGGGCGATACCGACAATACAAACGAGCTTTATTTGCGGAATAGGTTCAACGGAACCTTGAAAGACATTTCTGGTGATCCTTCTTTGTCGCTGAAATTATACGCGAGTTCTAGTATGGCTGCTGCCACGGAATTAAGTGATTACACCGCATCAGTGACCAAAGAGGACACGGGAATATATCGGGCCGATGTGATTGCGGATACCACGGAGAGTGTAATTTACGATAAGTGGTATAAGACGGGCACAGAGAGCACGGTTTACTTCTCTGGCTCCATGAATGTTCTGCAACGAGAGGCGGTGGTGTTTGATACGCTTCCGTCATATATCGTTGAGTTCACAAACATGAAGGCTGAATACGATCGCGAAGAGGTTGCACGACTTCGGTTGTATTCGCGCCGACAGGATGCAGCCCTTAGTGTTTATACTGTCGCAACAGAAGATATCGATACCACGGTTCTTGACGATGTGTATTATAAAGTCATTCGCAAGGGCGATGAAATTACGGTCGTGGATTACGGTTATGCGTCCCCATATCATACCAGAATGTCGCGTGATGTATCGGGTTCATATTTTGATCTTGATATGTCGCTTCTGGACGATGACTATACATATGCCATCAAGCTCATGATTGTACAAGATGGAGAACTACGAGAATTGCCGAATGAGTTTGTCTTCAGGGTGCTCAAAGACGACGAGTAATTCATACAGATTTCTAATTACATTCGATAATAGCGGAATCTTTACACATGGCCATTAAGAAGCTTTTTCTAGACCATTCCAACAAAACAGTCAGCGTTCAGGAGTCGGAACTGGTCAACACTGAGGCGGAGTCTTCAGGGTACGTATCCGAGAAGAAGACAGATAGAACGCGCTATAAGCCGAATCTAGACTTCTCGGACCCATCCAATTTTGTTCATTTCGGGTCTGCGAAACAGTATTATGAAGATTCAATTGCGCACATCTATACCACATATCCATACGATGGGTCGAGAGCGGAAAAACAAGAGTGGGAAAATAAAGCCAGCGCACTAGACTTGTACATGCTGGAAAATGAATACCCCAGGACAACAGGGCACATTATCCTCAACGACGGCGCCGCCATCGACAACAATGTGGTAAGTGGTGGGAACACATACGTTCTGTATGATGATCCGCAGTATGTTACTTTCTTCGGTGGCCCCCACGAGAATGATGTTGAAGCTACGACACTGGCAGAGATATTCGATGAGACTGGATCGGCGAACGTTTATGATGCCTCCAACAACCAGGGATCAAACCTAGCCCTAAGTGGCGTCACGGGGACGACTGTAGAATTTTGGGCAAAGCTCCCCGTTGGAGCGGCTGTGTCTTGTCTGTTCGATCTGTGGAACCAAACGGCACCCGCTGCGCCGCAAAGCGCAGACTACGGGCGCCTTCTGATCGAGATGATTCCGTCGACATCGGATTGGTTCTCAGTTTCGTATGCGTCTGGAACAGACGGCGTTTCAAGGTTGGGCGTCGGAGACTCTTCTGGCACAGGCGGTTATGTGTCTGGCGACTGGAATCATTTCGCATTTGTGTTCTCTAACAGCGGTAGCCAAGTCGAAGTAAAGTTGTACCTAAACGGCGAACTGAACGACGAGGT